GGAGATTTATTTTGAGCACTTGGATGTACATTATTTAAAACCCCAGGTAATAATACACTCATATCTGGTTTGAGAAAATCAATATGACCTGACCAACCTGTGGTTATTATAGGTTTTTTAGCTTGAGTAAATTCAAGTAATGGTCTACCAAATCCTTCACCTTTAGTTGTATTAACCATACATTTTACCTTAGGGTGATTATACAATTGATTCATTTCTTCATTAGTAAGATCACCATGGATCAAATAAATTTTAGGTAATTTACCTTTTACTTGGGCTTTAATATCTTTTAATTTTTTAAGGATTTGATACTTGTCCATATAAGAAGAATTACCTCCTGTTGTTTTAAGTATTAATGCAGGAGTAGCACCAGCTTTATTTTTAAAAGTTTCTAAAAATGATTTAATTAATACTCCTACATTTTTTCTATCATGCCCAAATGCTCCTTGTATCCAATGTCCTACAAATAAAAAACAAAAAGATTCTCTAATTTCGGGTAAATCTAAAATTTCATTTGTTTTTTTATAGGTATCCTCATTAAACCCCTCAAATAAAATATCTGTTTTAGTATTGGGGTTAAATGCTATTTTTTCAATCACTTGTTGAGTTCTTTCATCTCTTTTTTCAAATGTAGAAGCTTTTAAAATATCAATTGAATGTTTAGATGAACCTAGTACCATATTCATTCTACCACAACCTTGTACCCAATCAGCAGGAGCTACAGTGGATTCAATACCTGCAGTCATTCCTATATTGTAATGCCCATTTGGCATAAATTCATTAGGTATTGTTATTTGCATCCAAATATCAGGTTTTTTGATGGGTTGATTAGGTGGTGGTTGGAAAAAATATTTTAATAGATAACTCCATTCTTCATGTTCTTCCAAAAATCCCCAAGCGGTTTCTCCCCATCTTTGTGGTATTATTTTAACATCATATTTATCCATTTCAATAATGGCCTTTACTACATCCCTTGATCTTGCTCCATAACCTGAATAGGTATCAATTGGGCAACTTATTATAAATGTTGGTTTCATATTAATATACTAAATTATGTGTTTGTATTCTATTTTGGCTTGGATCTTTATCAGTGTCTATTACTTCAAATGCTTCTCTTGGTTCCCATGTACTAAATAATTCATTTATAGCTTCTATTACTCTTTTACCTTGATGTTGAGAAGTAAATCCTGCTTCATCGCTTATAGCCCATTCTCTAGCTTTAGCACCCAATTCTTTTCTTTTTTCTCTTCCTAAATCATATACTTCTCTTATTCTATCAGCTGCATCTTCAGCTTTACATCTATCATCCCAAATATAAGGTGTAATAGGTGAACCTTGAATTGATCTTGAAGTAGGATAACATGGAAAAGCCCACTTACCATGTTTTTTATATTTGCCCGAGTTATTTGAAGGTATTTCAGCAGTTGGGGTAAACCAATCTCCATTTTCATCTTCAAATCTCATTTGATCTTGCATTCCCCCCGTAACATTAGCTATAATAGGATTACCTGCTAACATTGCTTCTGTTAATGTTAATCCCCACCCTTCATTTGATGTTAAAAGTATTTGACAATCCGTTGAATTATACATTTTATTTAAATTTTCATGAGATAATTTACTTGTTGAAAATATTAAAGCTTCGGGATAATCATTAAATAATAAATCTCTTACAGCTAATAAATCAGTTCCAGCATCATGGCTTACTTCTGTATGCAATACAAATCTACATTTATTTGCTTTTTCTTTAGGTAAACTATCTAAAAACATTTTAAATGCCCACATTGTATCTGGAATTTGTTTTCTTCTGATGTTTCTAGAATTAAAAAATAAACAAAAATCTACTTCTTTTCCATTAAATAATTTTTTTCTAAATTCACTAACATCATTTAAAGGTTTGTAAATATCAGGATTCAAACCATGAGGAACATATTTTATAACTTTATTTTTAGCTTTATCACCCAAAACAATGTTATTAATATTTACTGTTTGTTTTGAAATCCCCATTAGCAAATCACATGACTCATAAAACTCTCTATTGTATAAGGGAGCTGGGTAATCATCCCAAATATTGAGATATATAATAGGGATTTCTTTTCTTATTTCATTTTCAATATTAAATAACCACATAAAATATCTTGGATCTGTGATAATAAAAAGAGCATCAGGTTTTTCTATTTTAATCATTTGCCTAATCATATTAGTATCACCATACCCATTTATGGGATATAACTTAACACTAGCATTATCTAATCCCGTAAGTTTATTTACCTCATCAGATAAATCAAACAATTTACCTTTGTCTGGGTGTTGAATTGCTCCAGCCATTTGTACCCAATTGAAATGTTGAGCTGTATGAACCACTATTTCTTTAGCTACTGTAGCTACTCCTGATGGTACTCTAATATCATCACATATTAAGAGTATTTTCTTCCTTTCATCCTTAGGAAGATACTTAAAATCCTTATTCATTTATTTTATTTTTATAACTCGAGGTTATTGTGATTGTTAATTGTTCTTCTAAAATCATCATCTGTAAGATACAAATGAATAGCGCGATCAGCAAGTTTCTGGAAGGAAAATTTTCGTTTCACACACTCTATTTTAAAATCTTGAAATAAATCACTTTGTATTTTAACACTGGTCAGTGTTTTTTCTTTTTTATTGCTCATAATCTTTAATTTATTAAAACTATTTATATCCATAAATACGTATAGTATTAAAAATGTTCACCCAACCCACATAATTTTTTATCTTCTTTATAGGAACAAAAACTACAGTTCCATTTACTAGGGTTCGGTAACATTTCTTTAGTTGAGTATTCATTTTTTACAAAACATTCACTCATAAATTCTTGTATCGCTTTAGTTGCTCTACCTATTTTTATTTTCCCTGAAGGAGGAGAATACATCTGAAATCTTTTTTGAGGGTAATCCCCATCTTCATATACTTTTCTTCTTGTAATAAAAAATTCAATATCAATATCCTTTACATCTACCCCAAATTGTTCTGCAAAGAATTTTTTATATAGTATAAGTTGGAATTGTTTATCTTCATCTTTTTTGACATAATCTAATTTCCAACCATTAGTAGATGTTTTAATATCTATTATCTTAAATTTATTTACCCTATCATTGTACATTACAATATCAAGATAACCCATAAATAAAATGTTAGGATTATATTTTACGGGAGGCATTAGTATAGGAGTTTCTATTCCTACTAAATGCCAACCTCGTTTTGAAAAATATTTACCCCTATGTTTTTTTAGATAGTTTAATATTTCAACTCCGTCTTGATAAAATTCACTTAATTCACCTGGATTAGAAAAATGTTGTTTATTATTTTTCTTATATTCTTCTTGATAATGAAATCTAAGCTGATCTTTAAGTATTTCTAATATATCTTCTCTATTGGCTGCTGCAGCACTTTTTTCATACATTACTTTAATATAATGTTGAAATGCTTCATGTAATGCTTTCCCAAATACAGTGTGAATACTAGGTGTATAAATTTTATGACCATCTCTATATTGTAAAGCCCATTGTTTAGGACATTTCTTCCACATTGTATATTGTGAATATGAAATATTCTTTTGATAAGAGTAGTCTAATTCTTTTACAGGAGCTAATTGTATCTCCTTTACTATAGTAGGGGTTTTAGGCATTTATTTTTTCCACTTGTCACGTCCTACTAACATACCAATTATACCATAATTAGCTATGTCTATAAACGTGTCTTCCATTCCTTCACCTTTAACAAAATTTCTACCATTAGTAAGTAAATTTCTTAATCTTGAAATTTTATCTGTTAATCTAATAGCTAAACCTGTTAATGAGAATTTTTTATCGTTTTCTTTAGTTAAATCTCCCCCTAATGAAATGTTTTGTAAACCATAATCCATATGCTTAGCTGCAAACATTTTGTACATTTCATCCTGAATTTTTTTAAATTCCTGAGATAATTCAGGGTATTCTTTTTCAAATTCTTTTACTGGATCCATATTAAAAGGGTAGAGGTTGATCGCCCCAGTATTTATTTAATGTTTCTAATTTATCATCAGCATCTGTTAATAACTCTAATGCTTCATTTGCATCTTTAAAAAAATCATTTGCTGTGTGATCACCAATTCCTACTGCTTGGTTTTCTAGTAAATCTAATGCCATTAAGGCTTTTGATTTATCTGCTTCTGCTTGCCTAATTAAGGCTTCTATAATTTTACTTTTTTTCATGTTTTCATTACATTTTGGTATGCTCGTTCATATTGTTGTTCTAAAGTAAGTTGAAGATTTTGGTTTTGAATTTTTTTTAATTCTTCAAACATTTCATGTCGTTTTCCATGTTCTTCAGCACTGTAGAGTAATTCTTCTAATCTACTCATTTTAATAACTTTTTAATTTCTTTACTATCTTTTCCCATTTCATTTAATATAATAGATATTTCTTCTTTAGTCATTACTTTAAAATATGAAGTAGCATCTGTTATTCCAACCTCATAGTATTTTGCTATATCTTCTATTAAATCCTTATTTACAGCTTTTGTTTTTGACTTTATATATTGCAGCCAGACTTCTT